GTTTCCCAGTCACGATCTAAGTGTTAGATCGTACCATACCGGAAGTCACCGACAAGCATCGTATTGGCTGTCACCTGGTTGGAGACAACGATACTCATACCGGAATAAGCAGACCCACCACCAAATAGAGGAAGGATAGGCACACCGTTGGAATCTTTTACCAACTGCATTCGCAGGTAGTCGGTAGGATGCACAACGATCGTATTTGCCGAATACTTGCTCTGCTTGCCAGAGGAAATCTGCGTAGCCATCACCTGAGCGAGGTCGAACAGGTTAGCATACAAAGCCGTAGGGCCAGTGTATGAGGCGTAGTTGAACGTACCCGCAGAGGTGTAAACACCCTTCAGACGAGGGGTAACCCCTGAGCCGTCATAGAGTTCATCGTCGATGATAAGGGCCAGGTTAACCTCAAGGAGGCGCATGATCTCACCACGGATAAAGTCCACGTCAGCGAAAGCCTCTTTTGTTACGGGAATCGAATCCGCGATCTTCTCCAAGAGCAGGGTGCGCTCCGTCCATGCGATAGCAGACTCCGGCTTGGCACCGCTTTCAGCCGTAGCCGCAGCGCTGTTAGTCCGAGTCGTCTGGTCTACATAGCGAAGAACGCCGTTGGAATTAGGGCTTACCGTCACATGACGGAACAGTCCGGCCAACTTAGTGCCGAGGTATGGAATCTGTGCGATGTCCGTCAGACGCTGGGCCTGAGTGGATGAAGTCACAGAAGCACGGGTTACCTCGGTCTTATTTACGGGAATGGTAAGCTTTACGCTGTTACGCTTGCCGCTCGTAGCGATAGCTTTAATCTCTTCGGATTTCTCGTCGATGAGTTCATCAAAGCTTTTCCTCTCACCCTTGGGAGTGAAAATCTTGCGCATTTCCTCGCCTTGAGTTTCTACCGCCTTGGTAAGTTTATCAATAGCGTCCTTTTTGATTCCGGCAGCCTCAAGTTTTTTCTCAAACTCGTCTGCTTTCATCAGGCCATTTACAGCTGCCTCGACCTCAGTCTTTACAGCCTCACGGATAGCCTTACCGTTTTCTTTGCCTACCCCTTCGAGTAGGGCTTTCAATTCTTTTTCGTCCATGTTTTTACGCCTTAATGGCGGTTTTAAAATGATTCAACAATCCAGTAACATCCAGTTTTTGAGTGGATTGCTCCGGCTCACCCTGAGTGCCTTGCGGCGGCTCACTTTTCCCCTCGATAGAGACGGTGGGCGTAGCGAAGTTGGACCCTCTTACTACCGCCGAACCTTCTATAACCTTTGCTTCCAGTATAGCCCAAAAATATCCCAGCTCTTCAGCTTCGGACTTGTTGGCTACTACCGGAAAGTATTTATCCCAAATTTCTTTCTCCTGCTCGTAACGCTCATCGTTCACTGCAAGTTCCATTTTTACGTACCTCATCCCTACGGAGTGCTGCTTGACCTTCCCCTTACGGTAACGGTCGAACATATCTGGCGAGTCCTCTTTAGAGATCATAGAATCGAAAACAAGTGCCTGAGTAGACCCCTCCCATCCCCCGTAACCAAGATCAGACCAAGGGATTTGCTTTACGAAAGCGTGTACGTTGTCAGAGATAATCCCTTCAAAGGTGAAGTTGTGCTGGTTTACCAAGAAATGCTCTTTGGACTCTTTAAGGCTTTTGTTCCACAGCTGGTCTATGTGCACATCTCCGTGAGAGTCAAGGAGTTTAGTGGTGTTAATGACCGAGCGGACCTTTAACTTGGTAGCATCTGGTGAGGCATCGGATTTAACCGTTTCTCCCTTTTCTGTAAGGATAGCGCAAGAAGCAGATATAGCGTCGGCGTGTTTGATCGTGGCCTTCTTCTGGGCCATGAGCTTGGATTTATTTTCGATAAGCCAATCTATCCTAGAGGCTTTATCGGTGAATTCAGGCATCATTTGTTTACCGTTTTAATCTTCTTCTTGGCCTTCTTGATCGCTTTGATCTGTTCAGGCGTTAGCTTTTCCGATTCCATACTTTGAAATTTCTTCTTTGTACTCATCTACACTTATTACACCGTCAACAAGCATTTTGCTAAGTGCGTTCGTAATAGCGGTCAAAGCCTCACCCCTCATCTTCAAGTCCTCCTGAAAAACAGAAAGGTGAGAATAGTCCATGACCAACGTAACCCCCTCTGGGACTAGCTCAGACTTATTAATTGCTGAAATCCACTCGTTAGCTTCGGGGATAATGGTCCTCAGATAAAGCCCTTTTTCTGCTTGCTTCTGGTTCTCAAAAGTCGCCCCCCTTGTTTGGGCGAACAGGTCCACGGGGGTCCCGTACACGTCACAGGCTTTGTAGAAATCTGCCTCCGTCTCTTGGAAAAGCCCTAATTCGCTAGGGTTAACGCCCATCTTCTGCCAGCGAAGATTCGCACTTGTGATGATCGTGTGATTTTGCCCGTTTAGTGTCCCGTAGTTCCTGAACTCCTCCTGTACTCTTTGTTTCTCGATAGGGTCCAAAGGAATAGACCCGGTTACGTCTGTTGTGTTGTTTGAAAGAATCCCCGTAGCCCCCCTAGTCCTAAGAATCACCCCCCTTGCCTCATAGGCCATCCGAAGGTTATTAATAGCGGCTCCGATACCTTTCATCTTGGACTCACCCCTCAATAGCTTTTTATCATCCACCGAGGTAAGGCAAACCCTGTTATCGTTCAGGTGGATTAGCTGCTCGGTAGGGATTGGGTCCCCGTTGACTATCGAATACCTGACGTTAGGAGCTTTGGTGTGAACAAAGAATGGTTGTTTGTCTAAGTATTCAACCTCTACCAGGTTAGGCGGGATGGTGTAAATGGCTTTAGTGGTCTCGGCTCCCAATCCAACCCCGAAGAACAGGTAAAGAAATTCATCCCCATAGATTTCGTGGAAAAGCTTAGTCTGTCTTAGGAACTCTTTCTGCCCTTGAAACCAGTTTGGAAATTGAAGTGATTGAGGAACCTTACCTTCTAGTCCTTTGCCGTTCTTGTCTACGGCTTTAATAACTCCATTACAGAACGAACGGGCTTTAAGACTGATTACTGCGTTTATCTCGGGGATTTCTTCGAACGCCGCAAGGTAGCTCAGTGGCTCCCATACGTTCACGCTTGAGTTGATGGAATAAAACCATGTATCCCCAACCTTCCGGGGCTTCCACAGATTGGAAATAGTATTCCAGAGATTCAATTATCCTTTTGGCGCAAATATTACCAAAAGGAGCTTAGATTAAATTTCGCTTATCTGAAATTGGATAGCACTGGCATCCGGGCGGCGTCTATCGCGTGGTCGAATTCATCTATTGGATCGTCTGTCTTTATCCCGTTTATGGTTCGGTACTTGTAGTTAGCTTGTTCTTTCTTGAGAGCGGTACCACTAACCCAGTTCTGCTTAAAACCTTTCATTAGCGAAATTCCTATCTTCTTTGAGCCCGGGAAGGTATTTGTAGCTAACACCCTTAGCCCCTCCCTCCTGAGTAGTGCTATATGCCCCCTTCCAGATGGGTCGGCCCAAACGTCTGAGTTGCCACAATGCTCTTTTAAAATTGGCACAAGCTCCATAGGTGAATCCGTAGGAGAATAAAACACACACTCTACAAACATATCCCTTCCTAAGACAGCAACTTTTACCAAAGCACTTGGCGAGTTAGTGTACCCAAAATCCAACCCCCAATAAATCTTTTCTACGTTGTCTGGAAACTTGTCTATCCAGTTGACGTGCTGGAAGACTAAGCCTTCTGGTGCTGACCTAAGCCCCTGACCGTACACGTTCCACATGTAGTCGTCTGCCGTGCCTTGTCTGATATTCTCCTCGTTGGGTTCATAAGATAGAATCTTGAGCCTTTCAGCTTTGGAAATTTTAGGGTTGTCTAGGAATGTAGTTTTCAGAAACCCTACATCCGCTCTGGGTTCCACGTTATTGAATACCCAATGGTCAGTAGTCTTGGGGTTGTAGTCCCCCCACCAGAATTTTCTGCACCTCTGCTCGGACTGATCGAATACCTGCCGGGAAACGTCTAACATCTCATTACACCAGAAGTAATCACACGAGGCCCCATGAAACTTACTCTCGTCCTCTGCTCCTAATAGATTGATCTTGTTCCCAAACAACCTAAAAGAACTCACTTCCTTCCTGTCTGCAAACGGAGACCTTAACCCATAATCCGGCAATCTCCTGTTGAAGTCGTCGTAAAGGGTTGTCTTGAAACTGTTATAGGTCTCTTTGATGATGTTTATCGTAGCGGAAGTCTCTACCGAAGAACACAGGTAAACTAAGAAGTCTATTGAATCCCAGGTTTTACCAGATCGTGAAGAACCCTCAAGCAGAACCCCTCTTTTGCCCCCGTGGAATGAGTCGTGAAGGAATCTGAGGTTCTTATTCTTGATTCGTGGATTCAGCATTGAACAGGTCTGCTATCGTCTTGCGCTCTGCTGTCACGTTTACCTCTGTGACCTCTCTTAACCCAAGATCGCGTGCTATAATGTTCGCATTGTAAGCCCCCACAGTAGCCCCCTCATGATCGTGACTGGGAAAC